CAGGTCATCACCCTGGTGGCGCAGTACGCCCAGCAGAATTGAGCGCGACTGCCATGGATGGCGTTTCACCTGCCGGGGCCTTATGGCCCCGGTGTTATTTCTGGAGACACAAGGCATGGCAATAGCAACTGGTGTTTCGATCTGCTCCAACGCGCTGCTGATGCTTGGGGCCCAGACCATCAACGACTTCGCGGACCAGCAGAACCTCGACCGGGCCAAGCTGTGCGCAAACCTCTATCCCTATCAGCGCGACAGCATGCTCCGGGCCCATCCGTGGAACTGCTGCATCAAGCGCATTCTCCTGGCTCCCAGCGCCAACCCGCCGCCCTTTGGCTACAACGCCGCATTCCCCCTGCCTTCGGACTGCCTGCGCGTACTTGAGGTGGGAACGGGTGGCCAGCAAATCGACTACCTCGTCGAGAGCCGCACCATTCAGGCCAATGCCAGCTCACTTGAACTGCGCTACGTGTCCCAGAACGTGAACGAATCATCGTGGGATTCGCACCTGGTGGACCTGCTGACCGTTGCCATGGCCGCAGTGCTGGCCTATCCGGTGACGCAGTCCACCTCTGAGCGCGATAGCCGTGAGGCCAAGCTGGTTCAAGCACTGCGCCAGGCCAAAGCCGTAGACGGACAGGAAGACCCGCCACAGACCCTGGGTAACGAGCACCTGCTGGCGTCCCGGTTCAACAATGGCTGGGGGATTGGCTGATGGCACGGTTCACGCTGATACAAACCAACTTCACTGCCGGTGAGCTTTCTCCCCGCATGTACGGCCGTGTCGATATCGCTCGGTATCAGAACGGCGCCAAGACGATGGAGAACGTGTGGCCAGTGGTGCACGGCGGTGGCGTGCGTCGGTACGGCACCTTGCACTCTGGCGCCGCCAAGTATGCCGACCGCGAAGCGGTGCTGGTGCCCTACGTGTTCAATACCGCCCAGGCCTACATGTGCGAGTTCGGCGACCTGTACGTGCGTATCTGGTTCCCTGATGGAACGTTCTCAGGCGTAGAGCTGGCCAGCCCATACAGCCTTGCGATGCTCCGGCAGTTCGAGTTCGTGCAAGGCGCTGACACGATGTTCTTGTTCCACAACGGCGTTCCTATCAACCGCCTGCGCCGTATCACCAACACCGAATGGAGCCTTGCCCAGGCGCCGTTTGTGACCAAGCCATTCGACGAACGCGGCCTCGACTTCGCCTCAGCTATCACCATCAACGATCCCACGGTAGGCGGTGGCCGCACGGTAACGTCGCCGGTGCCGGTGTTTCTGGCATCTGACGTTGGCCGCGAGATCTGGTCTGGTGCTGGCGTTGCCAGAATCACAGCGTCGGTGATGATCCCCGATCCATCTGGCCCGCCCGGCACAATGATGGCCAGCCCTACAGATGTCACTGTCGAGGTCCTGAACGCATTCCCTGCCACATCGCTTCCGTCCTGGTCCCTCAAGGGAAGCCCGCAGACAGCCAACACCCTCAGCGCATTCACCCCTGTGGGAGCGGTGGTGACCATGACGCTGGCCGCCGCGGGCTGGCGGGCTGGCGATGTAGGCAAGTTCGTCAAGATCAACGGCGGGCTGCTGGAGATCACCGCATACACCAGCCCGCTGGTGGTTTCTGGGGTTATTCGCTCAGCGCCTACGTCCGCTACCGCTTCGCCGGCCAATGCCTGGACCTTGGAGGCAAGTGTCTGGAACGACATTGACGGCTACCCGGGCAGTGGGACCCTGTACCAGCAGCGCCTGGCTGTAGCTGGTTCGCCCAGCTACCCGCAAACCATTTGGGAATCTCGAACCGGTGAGTACCTGAACTTCGAGCTGGGCACCAAGGACGACGATGCCTTCACGTTCAATCTGTCCTCCGACCAGATCAACCCCATCCTGCACATGGCCCAGATGAACGCCTTGATCCCGCTGACCTACGGCGGCGAGTTCACGCTGACCGGCGGCGTCGAGAAACCCATCACCCCAACCAATATCCAGTCGAAGAACCCATCGGTTTACGGCTGCAACCGCGTGCGCCCAGTCCGAATCGGCAACGAGCTGTACTTCATGCAGCGCGCCGGCCGCAAGCTGCGGGCCATGGCCTACAAGTACGACTCCGACAGCTACGGCTCCCCGGATATGTCGGTGCTGTCCGAGCATGCCACCCAGTCGGGGATTATCTCGATGGCCTACCAGCAGGAGCCTGAAAGCATCCTGTTCATGGTTCGAAACGATGGCGTGCTGGCCACCATGACCGTGGACCGCGATCAAGACGTGATTGGCTGGGCACGGCAGATCACGGACGGCTACTTCGAATCCGTTGCGGCAATCCCGGTGGAGGGTGGCGACCAGATATGGGCCATCGTACGCAGGACCATCAATGGCCAGGTCGTACGCCATATCGAGCGCTTCGTCGATGGTTGCCACGTCGATGACGGCATTTTCGCCGCCAGCGTTGCCGGACAAACCACCTGGGGTGGCCTCGGTCACCTGGAAGGCAAGACCGTCGACATCGTTGCAGACGGCGTCGTCATGCAGCAGCAGGTGGTGGCGGGCGGTCAAGTCACGCTCCCGCGCAACGCCTTCAACGTACAGATCGGCCTGCACTACACCACCACCATTGAAACCCTGACCCCAGAAGTCCAAGGCGGTACCGGTAGCGCCCAGGGAAACAGCATGCGTATTGGGGAAATAACCTTGCGCTTCCTCAACACCACCGGCTGCAAGGTCAAGGGTCAAGGCATGCAGCAAACCATCAGTTTCCGCAACCTGGGCGAGAACGTACTTGATCAGCCACCGGACAACTTCAGCGGCGTCAAGCGCCTGGAAAACCTCGGCTGGGAGCGCGGGGAGGCCTCGCTTCAAATCATCCAGGACCAGCCCCTGCCGTTCCACCTGCTCAGCGTCATCAAGAAGATGACCATCAACGACTGAGGAATTTACCGATGATTCGGCCAGCAACACACGATGACATTCCGCGCCTGGTTGAACTGGGCATCCTGCTGCATGACACCAGCACCTACGCCAAAACCGGCTTCAACGCCGAGAAGGTTGGCAACTTTCTTGGGCAACTGATCGATGGTTTGGGCGTGGTCTTCGCCGCCGAGGTGAATGGCCAGGTGGTCGGGGGCTTCGCTGGCGCTGTCACTGAGCAGTGGTTCAGCGACGACCTGCTGGCCTACGAGTATTCCATCTTCATCGAGCCCAGTAAGCGTCAGGGCTTTATCGCCTTGAAGCTGGTGCTGGCGTTCCAGGCTTGGGCCAAAGCCAAAGGCGCCAAGGAAATCCACATGGGTATCACCACGGGCATAAGCGTTGAGGGAACCGCGCGGCTGTATCGCCGCCTGGGCTTCACCTACGTCGGCCCGCTTTTCAAGATGGAGGTTGATCATGGGTGTTGAAACCGTCGCAATCGCCGCGCTGGCGGCCTCCGCTGCGTTCTCGGCTTATTCCTCAGTGCAGCAGGGAAAACAGGCATCGCTGAACGCTGACGCCCAGTCGGAGCAAGCTCAGATCGATGCGGACAATGCCGCCAGCGCCGCGAAGGTGCAGGCCGACCGTATCCGCAAGCTGGCGCGCAACCAGGCCGGTGAGGCCAATGCGGCGCTTGCTGCATCGGGCGTCGAGGTAGGCGCCGGCACGGCCCTGAACATCAACCAGGAGATCTACCAGAACGCCGAGGAAGATGCGGTGATGACGATTCTGAACGGGGAGGAGCAGCGCAAGCGCGGCTACACCGATGCGGCGAACATGTCGATCTACGGCCAGCAGCAGAAGTCGGCTGCGAACTCCCAGGCAATCGGTTCGGTCCTTTCGGCGGGCGCCCAGTACGGCATGTGGAAGGCCAGCGCCGCCGGTAAAAATGGCACTGTATCCAAGGCAGGGGGTAACGGCTGATGGCAAAAATTCCAGTCGGGCCTGGTGTGGCCCGCGTCCTACCTGATGCCCAGCAGAACCGCGTCATCACCATGGACACCCGGGCGCAGAATCAGGCGGTTCAGCAGCTGACCGGCGACGTGCAGCGTGCCGCCTACGGCATCCTGGACCAGCAGCGCCAGGAAGACCAGGCGCTAGCCCGCGTGAAGGCCAGCAACGCGCTGTTCGAGCGCGAAACCCAGATCAGCACCATCAACAGCGATCTGGCCGAGCAGGTCAGGCTGGGCAGCCTCAGCCACGACAAGCTGGAAGAGGCATACACAAGCGCCGTGTCCAAGCTTGAACCCTTACAGTTCAATGGCCTGTCAGAGCCCGAGATCGAGCGAATGGGCTTGGCGCAGCAGCGGCTGCAGCTGGCCGGCCAAGAGGGCATCCGTAAGCTGGCCATTGGCGCCCGAACTGACGCAGCCAAAGGCGATTTGGCCGTGCGCATGGACTTGATCGGCAAGGAGGCCGCCTTACCAGGTGCAGACATCGGCAAGCTGAATGCACGCCTCGACAGCG